GATGCTGTTGGTGTAGAAGCCCCCTGGGTCTCCCCATACTTCTTCTACATAGGTATTGTACATCCAACGTTGTTGATACGTTGGGGTTTTCGCGTTTCGACTGCACAAATGTTCGAGATGACCTGGGTGACCAACTTCTGCCCTCTGCCAAGGGGACAGTTGCCGGCCAGGAAGCCTTGAAGAATTCGCCATGTATGCCAACTCCGCTCCGAAGTTTACGGATGAGGGATTACTCCCGACGGATTGAGACTTAGTGATCCACCATAATCCTACTATTTCACTAGAAAACGCAGACAGTGCGTACTTCTGTTTAAGTGTTTTCACTCGCCTATCCGAATGGACTGGTCCGCTACGACACCCCCAGTTGTACTTACGCTCTTTTGCTACTCGAGTAGTTCAACATCGGTTCTAACTCACCGCAGTGAGGTCGTTCCTGTGTGGTTCACCGGTTGACACATATGCCACTTCGACACCTCGCGATGTCTGGAAATATTGTGTTATCGGCGCACGCGGGTCTACCAAGTCCACCACCGACCACGTGGTGTGTCCGCCTAAAGCGGGGCTTAACTCGAAATCTAGGTACTACATCAACATAAGCGCGGGGGCGGCGTACTGCAGCGCATTAGCTGCAGCAGTGGATGCCATGCCGATCGCGGCTCGTTGAATATAGTCACTAAAAGCAGTTGCTGCTCCTTTGTACACGGGTTCGACTGCGTCCTGAACCTTGGCGACTACGGAAGAGAGAAACGCGTTTGGAGGGTTGGTGGCGGTAGCAAGCTGTTGCATAGAGTCAGATTCATCGAAGACGAATTCATATCGGGCTATGAACTCTATCTCGAGCTGAGTCTCGCTAACAACTGCGCCATCAACAGAAACGGTCGCAAACTGCCAACCCATTGGCAACATCGCTGTGAATGCTGTACTAGGCTGGGTAGTGGCGGGTTCTGTAAACTGGGTCGCTTCAACCGCGGTGGGGCGGAGCACAACGTTAATCGGCTCGTTGACATCAACTAGGGGGATGTTATACGAGTAATCTGCGTTGTAAGTGGTCCGAGGGATGGAGCCACTAAGCGCTGGATTATTAGAGAAAAGCTTTATCCTGAGCATGCCCTTGCGGGTCAACAGAGGTGAAACAACAGATACACGAAATGCTACTCCTACGGTCCGATATCTTGCGACACCAGATGGTAGGTTTGTAGCATAACCTCCTGAAGGTACGATGTTAGCGGCCTGATCTGCAACACAGGAGTAGTACAAGTACTTCATCCCGGCAGAGACGCACAAATCGCCGTTACCTGTTGTGGCTCCTCCGGCAAGAGTAGCACGGTCGCGGAAGGTATAGGCCATAGTTTTACCATTGGCCATATCCCACCACTTAACACCGTCGGCATGATGACAGAACGGATCTGTGAGAGCACAAATCTGTTGTACAATCTTGCTCGGAACCGAACTCCTCTTCGCGGCTTTGGATCGCCTTTTCCTAGATTTTGCCTTTTCTGTAGGGGCTACTACTGTCGGCTGTCCCGACACGCTTAAGGTCAGCTGGGCAGGCTGAGCCTTTTGTCTCGCTTTTCTGGATTTGCGAGTCATCTTGATGATGCCTAAAACTGGTGAAGTTCTTCAAGTGACGGTGCACTCGACCACTTGAAGACGTCGACTTCCCAAACAGGTATAGCCTCCAGAGCCGGATCAAACTCCCAAGAGTCAAACCGTTGCTCGAGACGAACCTGCTCTTGCATCGACAACCCGAATGCGTTTTCAAACGACACCCGAGCACAATCAGCCACCACAGTAGGACGAATATGAGCGACCGGTACGCCAATATACTTGGCATCCCGTTGTGCTCGCACTCGGAGTCCATCCGGGGCGTAGGCGAGTGCGTGAGCACTCCCAGGGCAATTTCTCAAGACCGCCTGCGCGTAAGCTTGCAAAACGGGGACACCTAAACCTAAGACAAGCTCACAGGTGCCTATTGCCGTGAGCGTCCTTTTCCTGTAGGTTATGTCCTGCCAATTTCGCACCCCACACAGGGCTTTACTCAACACGTTGCGATAGTCGCGAATGAACTTGTACTTCCCAGGTAAGTACTCTATAACGCGACTTTGGCAAAATTCGATCTCATAAAGGGTCTTGGCTACAGTCTCTATCTTAAGAGTCATTCCAAAAGACCTAAAAACATCCGAAATGGTGGCCTGAACTAGGTCGAGATCTCTCTGCTCAACGAGGAGCAGGGCATCATCGCCGTCGTCAAGGCAATCCCATTTCTTCAGTCCTACGGTCTTGGCGAATGCTGACAACATTAGCAACATAAGTAGGCAATTACCTACTGCAGTGTTCATATCACCGCTCATGCGTCTGCCACGAGTTTTGTAGCGCAGACCGCATGATGTGAAGCATTTGTTAGTCAAC